AATTTACCGCTTTGATTAGTATAATCCCATGTCCACCATTTTTTAGTGTATGCGTTGCGAGTGATAGCAGTGGCTACTAAAAATCTAATAGCTTTGGCCACAGAGTCAATCGTCACTGCACCACCTGTAGTTGGAGTAAATGTTTCGGCAATTTCAGTTGCTCCAGTTAGAACAAACTCATCTCTGTCATATTTAACTGTGAAAGCAATAGCTGTTGGTACATTGTTTGCATCGGTGTTACCTGCACTAGTAACTTCTACGTCAATGATTTGAGCATCAGCGTGATTAGTTAGTTCTTCGATAACGGCTTGCCAGCGCATATTACCTCTAGCCAGTCTTTCGCCGTTGGCGTCTGAACTAGGTTTAGTAGCAAAGCTGTCCCAGTTGTACGGGTTCAAAGCACCGTTGGCTGGGCTGGCTGCATTCCATGCGGCTGTTCCACCGTTCATGGTAATTACCACACGATAAAAATCGGGCGATAGTTGGTTTAGGTCTTGTTGAAATCCTGAAGGCATGTTAAAGGTTCCTTAATGTTCTAGTATTTATTCATTTAAAAACGATTAGGGCCAGTAATACCGCTTGTACAAAGAAGCCAAACCCAATAGTAATGATGTTTAGTAGGTCTTTTGCAATAACTGAGCGTACAAAGAACATAAAAAGACCCAACCACATCAATACTACAATGTCAACTGGGGGCAGTTTTTCTGTAAGTCCAGTAAGTACAGCAACCAAAGTAGGAATAGTGGCTAAATGGATAAGAATTACTGCTACCCAGCCCAAAGTTTCTGCACTTAAATGACCAATGTTCTCGCGAATATTGTCCATAATTTTACGAATGTTAACTAGATCTCTCAAATTTACTTGCATATAATCCTCTTTCATTTATAAAAAATATGACCACCAATAACTGCTACTTTTTCTTTGTTCCATTTGGGGTTTATATGCGTAGCATGAAAGTACAATGCATCTTTCAAACTAGGCAATCTAAAGTTCTCCAAAAGGACCTGTCGTGCTACAATTTCAGATTCTTTGTAAACAGCCGCATTGCGTGGTTTAATTCCACTAGGGCTTTCACAATACCAACTGAATTGGCAAACTACTTTGTCGTAGACTACATTCTTTTGATAAATCACCCTACAAATATCTTCGGGAAATTTTCCACTGTTGGCTCGGTTAATAGTAACCTGTGCCACAGCAACTTTACCTTCAAAAGGCTCGCCGCCTGCTTCGTAATAAATGTTACGAGCAAGACACTCTAATTGTTTGTTACGCACTTCAGCGGTAACTGCGGTTCCTTTTATAAAACTTGTCTGCCTACTGGCATCAAGTTTATACATAACAGCTTTGTAGCCAATCAAGCCAACAATGGCTAATCCTAGGGCTATTAGTAATAATTTTATAAAGCGTATCATTTCTTTCTCCTTTACGCGGGATTAACTGATCAACGAATCAGCAACTTATTTACATCAGTATTATCTACGCATTTTACTAATGTCCACTGCCTCTTCGTCGGAAAAAACAGGTACAGCATTAGATTTATGCATAGTAGCGATACCCTTAACTTTGGTACCGGTATACTGTTTGGCTGGCTTTAATACAGCATTGCCCAAACCAGTGTCTACGCTCTTGATATGAGCAGTAGTATTACGTCCTTCGGGAATTCTCAAAGAATAACCCGAACTACCTAGTGCAGGTGCAGACAATGCACGAACACGTTTCTTTTCTTCTGCTTCAACACCCCAACGTTTTTGAAGCTCTTTCCATTCTTTGTCCAATTGTTCACTCTTTCGTTTGGCATCAGCAGATGCAAACTTTTGTTTACCTTTTCGTTTGCCTGTAGTACTGAGCCACGGGCCTTCTAAATGCATTGACAAATCAAACTCCTAAAGTTAAACACAGCTCGTATTGTAACTTCTTTTTAGGAATTTGTCTAGTCTTTTGAAAAAGTTTCTGCAACCAAACAAAGCATCTCTTCCCAGTCCATTCCACTGAGTTTATCGCCCAATTCCATCACATGATCTTCACAGTTATAGTAATCTTCTATACCCAAAAGTTCGTAGATTTCCTGTCGGCTTACGTCTTCGTTTCGCATATGACATACCCAAAGTACTGTAACAAATGCCAAACTGAAAACTTTTTCTTGATCCCAGTATCCGTTGTTTTCACACCATTCAACTGTGCGATTCAAATAATAATCTATATCTTCCAAACGATTTTCTAGCTGTGCTATCCAATATTGTGTATCTTCTCTTGCCCAATACTTTGTCATACTCTAAAACTTTCCCCGCAGCCGCAACGATCACGTTCGTTTGGATTGCGGAATTCAAATCCTTCATTGAGTCCGTTTCGAACCCAATCAACTGTAAGTCCTTGTAAGTATGCTAGAGACTTTGCATCAACTAATACTACAAAATCTGGTTGGGCAAAATTAGTTATACCTTCTTCAGCAGTATAACTGTCAACATATTCTAGTGTGTAAGCAAGCCCACTGCATCCTGTAGTTCTTACACCCAATCGTATACCTACACCCTTACCTCGGCGTTCTAGGTTTTGCTTGACTTTTTTAGCCGCTGTGTTGGTCACGGTAATCATTTTTCAATTATTTGATCAAACATGTAGTCAGCTATGTAACTATATCCATTACTAGTAGGATGACCACATTTACTAATATATTCAGTAGAATTATTTAATTGATTATAGTATTCTATGATGTCGGGCGTATTCTGAAGATCTGCTAAAATTTTTAAGAATGATGTATTTTTTGTGAGACATCGATCCCAATCAATCTTTGAAGAAAGTTTGTTAGTGTTCATTAATTCACTACAATCTTCGAATGCAAAACAAAAATAAAATTTTAAATTTTTTAATTTTGATACATGCTGTGCTTCTAAAATACTCATTATAGTTGTATTGTTCGCTATTGATTCAGAATAAATGTTTTTATACCACCAAGTATGTTTTTCATATGATACAGGGTCTGCTTCTTCATCAGGTAGAGTAATTGTATAGAATGGTCGTTGGTGTGAGTTTTGTAATTCTTCTATATCGCTACGATCAAATAAATCAAATCTAATTCTTGTTGACAGCATGTATATTAGGTAGCCACCATTTATATTATTCCATGCAATATCATTTAAATGTAACGATTTTATAGATCCTTTGTTACCTGATCCAGGTACTCCTAGATTAATAGGAACAACATTTAACTTGGATGCTAATTTGTTAACCCAAGACGATGTTAATTCTTTATTAATATAATTTGGAATTTTATCAAGGTCTTCGCCATGCCAATAAAAATAATTTCGGTCGTCGGGATAATTAGCAGGTTTTTCGTAGTCTGGTATACCACCAATACCTGAGGTCCAGCTATCGCCTATGCCAATTAACACATTCATTATTTGGCATGCCTTTCTTTATAATCATGTACGGCTGCTTTGATAGCATCTTCTGCTAGAATAGAACAATGTATTTTGACCGGAGGGAGTGCAAGCTCTGTTGCAATCTCACTATTCTTAATTTGTCCTGCTTGGTCAAGTGTTTTGCCTTTAAGCCATTCAGTAACCAATGAACTACTTGCAATAGCACTTCCGCAACCATAAGTCTTAAACTTTGCATCTGTAATAATACCTGTATCATCATCGACCTTTATTTGTAGTTTCATTACATCACCACACGCAGGTGCACCGACCATCCCTGTGCCAACTGTAGGGTCGCCTTTTTCAAACGACCCTACGTTGCGGGGATTTTCGTAATGATCGATTACTTGATTACTGTATGCCATACAGTATTTATTCCATTATTTGGCTTCTTTGCGAGCGTTCTTAACTGCGGTAACATCGTTACGCACTTCTTTGCAGAGCTTTGAAAGTTCCTGCAAATGTTTACGTACACGAGTACCAGCGGCACCTACTTCTTTGTCGTAGAACTTTTCGAAGTCACCTTCCATTGCCTCTACTAATTTTGCGAATTCTGTATATCTATTTGCTGCCATAATAATCTCCTTGTATTTTAATTATCAGCTAAATCTTCGGCTAAAATATTATCTAACCAAATTTTACATTCGGGCCAATTTCTGTAAAGAAATCCCCTACCTCCTGCTCTAGTCCATTCTGCAATGTTGCTAGTTCTATCATCTATAAGTATGTCTTTTGGGCTCTTACAATGCTGCCACTTGTCATAGCTGTAAGGTCCAAAAAACACAGGTATTCCTGGGAAATGTTCGTTAGCCCACCATACTTTATCCTGTGCCGCCCAGGGCATAGAATTGTCATGTGGTAGTGCTGTTAAAAAGAAAAGACCGCATCTAGTCCTAGCATGGTACAGTCTGCACCAGTTAACTAGATCATGTGCGCCTTCCTTCAATGGCAAATGCCTATAGAATCTTTCTTTGGCTTTTACCTTCAATATAGATGTTCATGTGCTAATATTATAGAAAAAAAGAGAACTTGTCAAGTCAATTGGCTATGACATTTCCTGATCCAGAACTGATTGCGCCACCGTCTGTGGAATCGCCTATCCTGGCCACTGCTACACCGCCAACAAACACATTTGGCGATCCTGCGTTTATAGCAGCCTGATGCTGTGCAGAGCATCTGCGGCCGCCATATCTATGTACCACTGTGGGGTTACCTTTGCACTCTATTGGAATGCCGTTGGCAAAGACTTTGGCGCCTGCACCAGTAGGGCCTGTGATTGTTGTAGAACCATCACATCCGTGTCCTGTGGTTGTTGAATCGCCTTGTCTTGCAACGCCTGGCATTAGAACTCCTTGAACCTACCGTTAATAGCGTCAGTATAGTTTTTAACTGCGGCCAATGCCTGTGTTTGTTTCTCTGGGGTTGCATTGTCTGCAGAGTCAAGTATCTTGGCCTGCTCAATTAGATACTTGTATGTAGAAATATTACCCCATGCTTCAAAAGGACCTCTGCTTCGTATGCCAGATGTTTCGCCTAGCTCTTTGAGTTTCTTTTGATAGGTTTCAATTGAACTAGTTTTATCAGCTATTACAGTTTGCTTGTCAGCTATGACTGATTGTTTATCTTTAATAATTGTAGAATTAGCAGCCATAGTATCAATATCTGTGGCAACGGCATCAATGTCTGTTTCAATAGCAGAAAGAGAAGCTTTAATAAAATTAGAATTTCTTGACTGTATAATATTTGCCGCAGAGTTTAAAGTTTGTGTCCATACTAGAGCTGCTGAATCATAATCAGTTCCACTGCCGCCGCCAGCTGTATAGGTAGTTGTGCCACCACCAAAAAATTCTTGTTCAGTAAGTGTCTGTGTTATCTCTGTAGATAAATTAGTTAAGGCAGTGGCAAGAGCTGTTAACCCCGCAGTAGTAGCTTCAGCTGCGAGAGCAGTTGCTTGTACAGCTAAAATAGCTTGAGATGCGGTAAAAGTCACTGCCATAATATTATCCTGTTACAATGCTGCCGGCACTTACAGGTTGAATACCTGTGGTCTGGAATATGTACTGTTCAGCAATTTCTTTAACAGTTTCGCCGCTGAACATCACTGCTGATTTATTTATTGTGTAGTCTTTGTCAGGGTTCACTGTCATCATAATAGGAGCCATAGCTGGACCTTTTGGAGTCATTGCTAGCATGACTGGTCTATTAATAGTGTAGCTGACCATGTCTTCTTTGGCATACTTGCCAATAATTTCATCTCCGTTGATCAGTTTAAAACTAACTACGTCACTGTCTGTAAATTTTGATTTTTCTAATAGCATTACGCTGCCTCTTCTAAATGTCTTTTCAATTCTGTAAACCCACCAATGAGCTGTTCACCTAGAAATATCTGCGGGACAGTTCTAGCTGTTGGTACTGCTTCTAATAGGTCTTCTTTAGTGTACCCATCGCCAATTTTCTTTTCTTCAAACGCAATGCCTTTTTGTTTTAACAGGGCTTTAGCTTGATCACAAAACGGGCACTGATATTTACTCCATACAATAGCTTTCATTTTTATTTCCTTATAATGCCGGTAATTCGTCGTAGTTAATACTGTCGCTCATTACACCAATAACATAATTGGTACTTTCATTTTCTTGTAGAGCAGTTTGTTTCTTGCTGGTGTCACTGTGTTTGTTGAACCAGGGAATAGGTGTAGACTTTGGAGCAGGATGATTGTATTTGATACCAATATCTTTCAGCGCACCTAGTGCAGTGTAGTCTACAAAGTCTTTGAGAATATTGGCATTTAATCCGATAACTGGGCCCATCTTAAACAAATAGTCAGCCCATTCTTTTTCTTCACGGATAACATCCATGTACATCTTATATACTTCTGCTTCACATTCAACCTTGGCTTGAGCAAAGCGACTGTCTTCTTTGACCACTTGATTGATCAAGTATGCAGTCCAACCTTTGTGTAACAATTCGTCTTGCAGGATTAGACTGATGATGTTGCCGTTACCAATAAAGATCTTGTTCTCAACCATGGCCAAACTTGTAGCAAAGCTAACCATAAAGCGGAATGCTTCCAATGCATAGCTGGCGTTCAGTGCCATCCAAATTGCTTTGATATGAACTGCTTCGTCTATCTTTTCGCCAGTTTCTTTTAGACAGTTAATTAGATGTAGCTTATCGTAATACGCCCCAACACTACTGGCCATGTCTACTATTTCTTTAGTGTCGTGAATAGTGTTAAACACATCCTTTGGCACATTGTAGATGTTACGAATAATGTGACTGTAGCTCTTGCTGTGAATGTTAGTTTCAAAGAAACCCCAGTTGTACATCAGTGCTTCTACTTCTGGGAGACTGCACACAGGAGTGAATACCTGTGTAGGTCCACGGCCTTGTAAACTATCCAATGCTGTCTGACGTAGCAAGTTACTAGTGAAGATGTGCTTGACAGCATCACTGGCTTCTTTAAAGTCATTGCTGTCTTTGGTAAGAGTTACTTCTTCTGGTTGCCAAAAGAAGCCACGTGCTGTAGCATCAAAGTCTGCAATCTTTTTATATTTTACTTCTTCAAATCGTTGTATGGTTACAGGACCTTCTGGGTCAAGAAACATTTTACGTTGAAGATAATCTGTTTTTGTGTTTAAGTTGTATTGTTGTTTGCTCATAATTTACACGCTTCGCAATCTTCTAAATCAGCGACCTCCGTGCCGTTAAATTCTATTTCGTGATATCCGTTAAGTTTTGGTTGATCTTCTTGCATTCTAGAACCTTGTTTGTTAATCAAGCTGTAGTAGAATGTTTTCAATCCCCAGTAATGTGCCTGCATGAGATTTTTAGCAATCAATGTAATTGGCACTTTGCGTTCAGCAAAGTGTGCAGGATTGTAAAATGTGTTTGTTGAAATGCTTTGATCAACATACGCAGCCAATACTGACGCTGTTTTAATATAACCTGAACAGTCTTTCTGTTCCCACATTAGTTGATATTTGTTTTTCAACTTATGGTATTCGGGCACAACCTGTGTAAATGATCCTGCCTTTGATTCTTTAGTTGAGATAAGACTCATGGGTAGCTCAATGCCGTTTGTACTGTTTATAACAACACTACTTGATTCAACTGGTGCAATTGCCATCAACGTAGCATTGCGTACACCATAGGTTTTCATTTGTTCGCGTAGTGGTTCCCAGTCTAGCTCAGGATTAAAATCTGCTAGCTCATTTACACCTTGTGCTCTGCGCTCCCAGGGGAACACGCCTCGTCCATACCATGTCTTGTCACTGTCTAGGCACTTGCCACGTTCTTTGGCTAGTTCAACTGTGGCTTCTGTTAGATAGTATGCCTGATGCTCCATCCAACTCTTAACATCAGCTAGCGCATCTTTCTCACCATACTTGAGGTTACGTTTGGCATGCCAGTAGGCAAGGTTAGTAACTCCAATGCCCAACGGCTGTATCTCATCGTTGCTTAACTTACTCTGTATACTCAGAAAGTCTTGATAATCAAGAATATTACATAAAGAACGCTGAAGTATGCGGCAAGCCCTACGCATATCTTCTGGATTCCTGAAAGCTCCCCAGTTGATACTACCAAGTGTACACAAAGCAATACGGCCACTATCATCATCGAGACGACGGAAAGATCGAGTAGGTAATAAGATTTCACAGCAAAGGTTACTCTGGTAAATGGTATGATACTCTGTATCAAATGGTCCTTGATTCATTACGTTGTCAATGAATACAAGATAGATACGTCCTGTATCTGTGCGTTCTTTTAGTATACCGCTTTTGAATACTTCTTCAGCACTCATTGTTTTCTTTCTAATACCCGGAGTTTTTTCGTACTTGACGTATAGTTCGTTAAACCGTTCCGTGTTTGAATAGAAAGCTTCGTAAAGGTCGGGTACTTCGTTGGGATCAAAGAATGTTATGTCTTCTTTGTTTTTAAATCTTCTCCAGAAGAAACTTGACAGCACAACCCCATAATCCATATGACGGACTCGGGTTTCTTCAGTTCCTTGGTTGTTCTTAAGTACAATAAGATCATCAAACTGATGATGCCAAATAGGATAGAATACAGTAGCACTTGCATTGCGGATACCTCCTTGTGAGCATGAGCGCAAATCACCGAACCACTTTTTAAGGAAAGGTATCATGCCAGTGTGCATAATCTCACCGCCCCTGATAGGACTACCTAGTGGTCGTAAGCGTCCAATTTCTAAACCAATGCCTGCACGTTTGCTGGCATACTTGGCCATCATTTCCCCAGAGGCAAAAATAGAGTCCAAATCATCATCGCTACGAATAAGAACACAGGAACTAAACTGTTTGGTAGGAGTACCAAGGCCAGCGAGTACAGGAGTAGCAAGAGTAAAAAGACCATCACTGGCGCAGTTGTAATACTCTTTGATATAGCGCATACGAGCTGCATTAGGTTCTTCTTTATGGAATACAGTAGCGGCTGCAACCATATATCTAATCTGTGGAGTTTCATAAATTTCCTTTGTCGCACGATTGCGTACCAAATATTTTTCAATTAATTGTTCAATGGCAGCATAACTGTATTGCTCGTCCTTGTCATGTTCCAACATGTCATTCATTCGATTCCAGTCGTCTTCGCTGTACCATTCTAGAAGTTCTGCAGTATAAAGACCAACCCCAACATTTTTCTTTACAATTTCGTAGAGGTGGGGAGGTTGGTAATCTCCATATACATCTTTACGCAACATACTTAAACGTTGTTTGCCTGCTACGTATTGATAGTTAACATGTCCTATGTCAGGATTTGATTCAACATCAATCAGGTCAACAATAGCACGTAGAGTGATACCGTCGATTTCTTCTGTGGTTATGCCGTCGTAGAAGTGTGGCTGGGCTTTGATTTCAATCATACTTTGACTAACATCTGCAATCCCTTGACATACTTTAGCAATTTGATTTTGCCATTTTTCGATAGTGAGCGGCTCTTTTTTGCCGCTACGCTTGATTACAGTTATGTTTGTCATGTTTCCGTCTCTAATAATAATGCTTCTGTCGCCACTGACAGCTTTCTTTTTCTGATTAAGAAAACTATTTAGTGGAGTGGCGGCATGGTATAAATCTTTAAGTAATTCAATGTTGTAGGTAGGTTTTTAGCAGGAATCCACTCATCTTCTACAAGGCCATAAACCTTATCATCTACAAATAACAAATAATATACTACTTTATTAGTTTTGTCAATCGCTATTTTAATCAATGGTTGAATATTTTTGAACTGTTTAATCAGTTGGAGTGTGAAGCATATTGCCAAAATTATATTAAATTGGCAGTACTCATTTTCGTCGATCAATTCCCAAGCGGTGGGCCATGTTGATTGGTCGTAGGGGTCAGTGTAGATTTTTACTTTAGGAACTTTAGAAAAGTATTTGACTACATCGTCAAGCGGTGTTGACGATGTTTCTAGCTGTTGTCTAAATTGATACCAATTTTTCAGGCGCTGGCTGGATTGCTCTTCCAAGAACTTGTACATCAACTTAATATTTTATAGGTATAGGTAAATGTATTAGAGTCAGATATATTAAGATTACTATAAAATATTATTAATGATTGAACAACTGTGCCGCCTGAACCTGTGTTACTAGCAATGGCAGCGGTAAATTGAATTCTGTTGTCTTGCCCTGATGTGCCAACATATTCAAACTCATCTACAAGTTGTACTCTATTCAATAACAGATCAACTACAATATGTAGTGTGCCTTTTTTAGTTTGATTGAATACTGTACTCTTAAACACATAATTAATTTCAATGTTGTTTACATTATTAACGGGTATCTTAAATGCTTCTTCAGGTACCGCAGTATACACTAAAGTAAGTTCAGATGGCATCATTTCTTGATAGTTTGCTCGGCCCGCTACTTCTGGAGCATAAGGTTTAGTAAAATTAGTTCTACTTAAATTTAAACTACTATATGGCTCTGATCTATCAAAATTGTCATTAACGCTGCTGTTACCTACAGACACAAATTTAATCACAGGAAAGATTGCATCATCAATGCCTGACAAGTTTGTTCCAACATTGAGGAATGTATTTCCTTTAGATCTATTACCGTAACCTTTTTCGACAAATATACCTTCTTGTAATATTCTATTGAATAGAGAATTTTCTATAATATTCTTCCTTGGTCCATTAGCACCGAGGCTGGCTCCAATACCAAATCCAATTCCTTTATAAAGATCTTCAAATAGACAATTTGTAAAAATATTATTGATTATATCAGTTGCACTAAAGACCGCATAGGCAAATCCTCTAGCTTTGATATTAGTAAACGAGTTTTCTTGACAGGTCAACACCGAACTGGTTGCAGTTAAAGAAATTACTGAATTAAATTGATCGTCTACTGTAGGTGAAAACACAGAAACTATTAGTCCTGTTCTATCTTCACTGACAGCATCAATATTAACAAATTGACTGCTGGTTAAATCATCGATGGCAAATACTCTTGTTGGGTTAGCTCTGTTTACTGCTACAGAAAAGTCTGACAGTTTAACATTCGATGCTTGATTCGTTGTAGATGTTGGAGTTGGATTTCTTGTATCTCTATTAGAACTACTGTTAACAAATTCAAAAATGGTATCGGTATTAAATGATGGATAAGCAGTGGCCAGTACTTCGTTGTTAACTAGCGTTATTAACATATCATTAGTAGGGCTTACACTGCCTGCACCAAAAACACTTCCTGGAATTTTTACTTGATCGCCTGATGCATAACCTTTACCGCTGTTTATAATAGTAACACTAGAGTTTCCGCTGTAGGGAAGATCGCCGCCTTTGGTAATTCTTACTGTGGCTCCACTGCCACTGCCAGTAACTGTTACCAAAGGTATGTCAGTGTACACACCGGCAGAATTACTGCCAGTAGATGTGCCAGTGATGGTAAATGTTGTTTTATAATTGATGCCGCCTTTTTCGTAGTAAAATACAGTTTTACCAATGCCGGTGCCCTGAATGCTTACATTGCTTGGCAAGTAAATTGTTCCTGATATTTTGTAGTAGCCGGGATCAAACTCTAGTACAACCTTATTAAGCATAGTAAAGCCGTCACTGTACAGACTCCAAATTGCGTTTTGAATAAGTTCTGTTTGATCTTTGAGCGGTACTGGGCCTTCTTCTGCTACGATGCCAAAGCTTCTAGCATTGACTGAACCTTCGTCTAATCTAGACTGTAGACTTCTACCAATGTCTACACCGATTCCGGTGAATATACTAGCACTTAACGGCTTGTAAGAATATTGCTCTGCTAGAGTAAAGATGTTGTCTTTTTCTGTGAGCACTTTGGTATTGCCAACAAAGGGAGATCCTTCTGCAATAGCACCATTACCGATATAAAGTTCTTGTGTATCTATAGCCCAGGCTAGTTCTCCGCTGGCAAGTTGCGGCATTCCAGCAACTGCTTTCTTGCCACGACGAACCTGGATTTTACTGATTTGAAAAACGGCCATGAAATATCCTCATTTTAGATATTTAGCCATTTAACTTGTAGTATTCCTCTACTCGCTGACACCAGCGTTCTGTCCACATGTCAAAGTCTTTGGGTTCTAGGATAAACTCCTGATATTCATAGTCTTTGCTACACATAAGAATAACGCCTTTGCGTATGTTTGTACCGTGTACTTCGTTGTGTGCTAGGGCGTAGGCTGTAAGCTGTAGGAAGTAATCGCTGATGTATTCTAATTTCTTGGGCTTGTTAGTTTGTTTAAAGTCCAAGATAGCTTCGTCGCCTAGATGGACTCCGCAACAGTCTGTAGTACCTGCATATAGTTCAGGAAAGTACAAAGGTACCTCACTGCCCCATACTTCTGTTACATTCTTCATGCCCTCTGCAATAACAATACTAGCCATCTTGTGGCTTTGCTGGCTAAAGGGGTTAGTGCCGGGATCATTAATGTCGCCCTGCTTGACATAGTCTTCCAAGAACTTGTGCATACGTGTGCCGCGATTAGCAGCCTCTGTAACAATTTCCTGTGCTTTCTTTTCACCTACCGATTTCTTCCAACGAGCTAATGCTTCGCGGGCTTCTGCAGGTTTAGTTTTATCTAGGATAGTCGTAACGCTAGGGACTTTATGTCCTTCAGGTGTAGAGTATAATCGTCTGCCTTGGCTTTCGTCTCTAGATAAGGGTTTATATTGGTATCTTTCTATTAGTAGTTTCATAGTGCTATTATATAGCAACAGAAAGCAACTGTCAACCTATCATCTTGGCAGCTGCTCGTTTCGCGCTGGAATTTACAGCATTTTTAGCTTTGGCTTTGTCACCTACAGTCCCAGGCTCTTCTACTTTATTTTTAGTTTTAATGGTTATACCGTTTTCGTCGAAGTTGTCAATGAGATTCTTTAGTTCTGGAGTCTTATCAAATTCAGCTTTGAATGAGTCATAGTCAACTGTCTGCCCAGTCATGTTCTGCATCATCTTTGATATAGCCATCCAAGAAAATTGGGCAGAAGTATTTTTACTATCTGCCCGTCCCTGTAGATTAGAAAGAACTCGAACTAGTACGTCCGAGTCTTCATTTAGTTTTTTTTTGAGCTTAAAATTGTGCCTAGTCTGCGACTATATTCAATGCTTTCTCTTTTTGCACGGCCTGCGGCTTCTGCGCCACCTGCGGCTGCTGGAGAAGCACCAAACTCATCGCCTAGTTCTTCTGGAGCTGACATAGTGGAAGGCATTTCTGCTCCCATACTTGGGCCTGCAGTTGGGGCGCCTTGTGGGCCTTCTTCACCTGTAAGGATACTCACTGCCTGTGCTAGTGTAGTACGAGTAGTTTCTAATGATGTGTATAATTCTTCTAACGCTGGTTTAACTGTGTCAGAGAACTGCTGTGACAGTTCATTGCCCATTTCGTCTCTTATAGAGTCTACCAACTCTAACATGCTCTCGCTCTTCATGCTGGCTGTGTCTTCTAACCAACCTGTGATACGATCTACCATATCACGAGCACTCATAATTAGGGCTGCTTTTTCTTCTTCGCCTTCTAACAATGTACGCTCATTCAATACACCGCGTAACACGGCCATTGCTTCGTCCATTGATTTTTTCTTGGCCATTTTAGTTGCTGTAGCATGTTTAACTTTCTCAGCATCTTTACCGTATTTCTTTTTAAAAGTTGAATCTGCCTGTTTCATGCCTTTGACAAACTTTTCTTTCTTGGCTTTCTCTTCTGGATTAAGAGTGCGTTCGTCTATAGCTTGACGTATAACGTCTAGCATTGCACGTTGCTTTTGATATTCGTGATTTTCTAGCACAGAATCAAAACTGTTAGTTTTTTCAAAACTAGTGATATTGTTAGTAAGTTTTAAACGAACAGTATCGAGCTCTTCGTTTGTGAGCTGGTCAACGTTAATTCTATAGCCAAACTTTTTAGCTAAACTTTCGTTTAAAACGTCGCTATTAAATTTATTCGATAATTCTCTGATTTGCATGTTAGCGGTCCTATAAGGCTTCTTGTAGTTATTTATCAAAACATAGATCTAAACTTGATCGTGATTTGTTGCTTGATAGCTTTGGCTCTAGCGTTGGTAAGTTCCCAGCGCCAAAGATATGTATCGCGTTTTTCAGGATCTTTTGTAGTGTCATATCTATATTTAAATATTTCTGCGTCTATAAAGTTTTTTTGATACTGTGAATCCATGAGCTTTATTTCTTTAAATCTGCTCAAAGAGCTTGCGCTGTAAAAATTTGTAGCTATAAGGGCACAGGCTTTAAGATAAAAAGAGTCAACTTTTCCATACTTAACTGAGTATAGATCCCAGTTGTCTGTTTTTTTGTTTTTTTTAATCTTAAACTCTTTATAAACAAGATCTCCATTGTTCAGAACTGTTACTGGCAGTTTTGAGCTGAGTTCTTGATTTAAGTAGTTTTCTAGCTTTTTAGCTTGGCGTGTCAAATTCATTGGCAATTACCCTAGGATTGGTATCCCCTATCTTAATTACCAAACTCTTGCGTACCAACCCCTCAATTATGACTTGTTCGCGCTCTGTAAAACTGTGTAGATAAGACATAGAGTTTAGACGCTCAAGAATAGCATCTTCCTCTCTAGAAGTGAATATTGTAAATCCTGTTAGAAGTTCATTGATTTTCATCTTAATCCTGCTATCCTTAACATTGATTCAAAGGGTATATCCTGCACTGGAGATTGATCTCTCTGTGCTCTTACTTTACCCGCTTGTCTAGCAATCATAGGATTACCTACAGCAGCGCCGCCCTGAGTACTTTGAAATGCTTCTGGATATTTTGAAGCATTTAGTTTTACTGCTTTTTCTAATAACTCAGTAATCTTATCTCTGAGCTCTTTGACACGTTGTTGTGTACCTGCAGGATCTTCCGCCATGTCATATTCAAATACTGCGTTCTTGCCGTCCTCGTATTGATAAACTTCACCGTAGACATCTCTCGATATCTGGTAAGCTACTGTCGGTATCACAGTAATTAGACTGCCAACGCTACCAGCCACTTCAAGGCCGGCACCAGGAACATCACCTTTAATTAGTCTAGGTATAGCTACTGTTCAATTTTAGCTACATCATTGGCTACCAGTTGAACTTCTTTTTTAACATGACGAACAGCAAGTTGGGCAATATCTTTAGCTAACTGAACCTGATTGATAACTATCTGTCTAAACTTTTCAAGAAAACGATCTTTAAAAGACTTGCCGCCGGCAGACACATGTGTCCATGAACGGAAATTATCTTTCTGTGCTTGTGCAATAAACCCTGCCCCTACAGATTCATCAGCCATAAACTTATAGATTCGTTTATAAACTTTTTGAAACTCAGGATTAGCGAATGCTTCTTTCCATTGTTGTTCAGTTAAGTTATATCCTAGCCCTTTGCTAAATGCTGCTTCGTCTGGCCATTTAACAAACGAATGTGCAACTTTTGCTCGAATAAGCGCAGACTTAATAATGTCTTCAACGTTGTGTTGGGTTTGCAGCATCTTTGGAGCCCATAAAGCTAGCAGGTGGGACGATTCAACTAACCTTGCGTTTATCTCTGTAACACGACCAAAGTAACCAGAGCTCATATGCGGTGCGTATTGTGTCGGAGTTACTTTTAATATTTTAATTAATTGTTTTTCTTCTGCTTTGCTCAATAGCCCTTCTGGATTAGGATTTTCAGGTGTGACTAATTTCAGTGCTTCTTTATGTTTTTCCAGTCTTTCTCGTGCATCTTTGTTTTTAAGAACATCTTCGAACTCTTTGCCAAGATATCTTCCCTTGATAGTGTCTAATAAATGACTAAATTCGTGTGATAATGTTTGAGATATCCAAATTTTGTTTGCTTTACTGAGAGCGTTAAACGGCAAACGGATGTTCATCTTGCTCCCTTCTTTGCCTCTGGCGCTAATAAGATCACGCCATTCGGGGTCATCTGGTTTAATCCCCCAAAATTTTGCATCGAATCCAACGCCTTTTCTAATAGCTTTACTTCTTCTAGCATCCATCGCCGGAGATTGATTAACAAAATTACCTTGAGCATCTGTGTACCATGAGGCAGCATCGCCTCCTACATTTTCTGCTCCCCAAATTTTAACAGGATCAACAACAATAAGTCGTGTGGCATTAATTAATGTTTCGCCGTCCTGGCTTAACATTTTAGGTAAATTAGGTATTTGATTTATATCAATTTTTGTGCCTGGCACATTGAGGTTATTTGCGATGATGTAGTCTACTATTGCTGAGCTTAAAGCTAAAGCATCTTTAGTGTCTGTAACGGCTTCGCCAAGTAACTCATTAATTTTCATCTTAATCCCGCTATCTTTAATACTGTGTTTAATTCTTCGTTGGTTGTCTGCTGTACCTGTGCCATTGCACGGTCATAGGCAGCAGGGTCTTTTACCATATCTCGACTTTGAACAACATTATCACCGCGGTCTTGCCAAGTAGTAGCTGTTATCCCCTTGTCTTTTTCATAGCCCATTACCCCTAATCCTAGATCATATTGAATTTTAGTAGAGTCTAACGGCTTACCAGTCTTATCAAATTTTGTTGATAAAACCAGCGGCCCAGCTGCATATCTAACTGTTATAACTCCGGTGACTAGATCGTTTGTTTGCGATAATCCGCTAAAAGAAGGGGTTTGATATGTAAGGGGTTTGCCTGTCTTATCGTAGATGTAACGTCCAAAGCCTCCAGTGTAACTTGTTGTACCGTTTGGTAAAGTTTCTATTTTTTCACCTGAACCGGCCTGTTGTGGCAGGGGAGGTGTTGCGGGCAAATCTATGTTTGGAATGCCAGCACCTTGCAACATCTGCCCCATTTGTGAAGGTTGAGAAATTGGTACAACTTTACCGGTAGGTTTAACCCCAACTGGCTTAACAGCGGGTTTTAGTTTATCTGTGTCTTTAGATGTTCTTCCATCTGGGAAGGTAATATCTATTCTAGGATTAGATGTAGGTTGTACAGGTTGTACAGATTGGGTAACTTCTAGTATTTTCATATCAACGTTGCCCTGACAGTTTCATCAATCTCGTCAATTGCCGTTTTTCTTGATGCGCCTCCATCGGAGGAGCTTCTATTTCAACGCTCTTACCAGCAAGATTTGGTTTCTGTGCTAGTCCGCCAGACTGTGCTCCTTGTGGAGCAGTAAGTTTAAGTTTACCTGTAGGGTCTTGTGTTAGTCTTGGAG